CTCACCTTCAGTGCAGCCCCTCCAAGCGGAACTGGAAACATCTCTGTCCGCTACCTTGGCATACCAGCAAGCAACATCGCCACGACAGCCTACCGTACAGTCACCGACTTCACTGCCACTGCTGGTCAGACGACATTCACACCACCATCATACACAGCGGGGTTCATCAATGTCTACCGTAACGGAGCTCGCCTTGGTGCTGCTGACTACACTGCTACTAACGGCACAACCGTGGTCTTGGCTACTGGCGCTACCGCTGGCGACTTGGTTACTACAGAGAGCTTCTTTGTATCTTCAGTATTAAATGCTATTCCCGCAACCAACGGCGCAGTCACCACACCGTACATCCTAGATGGCGCTGTAACTGCCGCCAAGATGGGCGCTAACGGAACATGGGCACCTGCGGGTACAGTGATTCAAGTAGTATCTTCACAATCTCAAAGTGCTAACATTTCCACTACATCTACAAGTTATGTAACTACTAATGTGTCGTTATCAATTACACCTAAGTTTGCTACAAGTAGCGTTTTGTTATTGTTAAATGCTAATTTAGATAATAGTGCTAGTGGTAGACAACCAATTATTACCTTTTATAAAGGTGCAAGTAATTTAGCTTCAACAAGAGGAATAAATCAGCTATACAGCGATAGCAGTAGAGTGCAAGCGTGTTCAACATCTATGTATTTAGATAGCCCAGCAACTACATCTTCTACAACTTATACAGTTTATTTTAAATCTAATGGCGGTGGTTCAGTTTCGTTTGCAACTGATAACTTAATGACATCCTTTATTCTTATGGAGATAGCGGCATGACAACTATTCACGAAGCTATTTTTTCACTTAATTCTTCTATTGTTACTATTCGTGGTGATGTAGCATACGACAAAGATGAGAATATTGTTGAGTATGAATTAGCTACAGCACAAACTAAATTAGCAGAACTAAAAGCAGCCAAACTGGCAACACAAAACTCAGCCACAGCAAAGCTCAAAAAACTTGGTTTGACTGATGACGAAATCAGTGCATTGAAAGGCACCCTATGACACAAGCAGCAATATTAGCCGCATCAGGCTCCCCCGGCACCACGACAGGCTTTAAGAATAAATTGATCAATGGCAATATGGTTATTGATCAGAGGAACGCTGGAGCTAGTATTAATCCAACTGATGGACAATATAGTGTTGATAGATGGAAATGCCGAAGAGATTTAACTAGCAAATACACTATTCAGCAGTCAACTACTGCACCAACAGGGTTTTCTAATTCAATTCTTGTAACATCATCTTCTGCTTATTCTGTACCTAGCAGTGGCTATTATTTTTTACTGCAAGCTATTGAAGGATTTAATACGGCTGATTTAGGATGGGGAACTGCTAATGCAAAAACTGTTACTTTATCGTTTCAAGTTTATTCTTCATTAACTGGCACATTTGGTGGTTCATTAAATAACTCCGCAGAAAACTATTCATACCCATTTAGTTATTCAATTCCAACAGCAAATACTTGGACAACTATTAGCGTAACTATTGCTGGACCAACGGCTGGTACTTGGATTGGTTCTACAAACGGCAATGGAATAAATGTTAATTTTGGACTTGGTGTCGGTTCTTCACTAAGCGGCACCGCTGGTGCATGGGCTGCCGCTGGTTATTATTCAGCTACAGGGGCTACTTCAGTTGTTGGCACATCAGGAGCAACTTTCTATCTAACTGGCTGTCAGCTAGAGGTTGGCACCACAGCAACAAACTTCGACTTCCGTTCTATTGGTACCGAATTGATTTTGTGCCAACGCTATTTCCAAAAGTTTTTAGGTACAGAAAGTGCTGAAATTTTGCAATGGTTTGGAACTGCTTACACAACAACTGGTGCAGAAGGACCGCTTACATTTAAACAAACAATGAGGACAGCACCTACATTTACTTCTTCAACATTGAGAATTACTGATGGTGCTACAAATTATGGCTCAGGAACTTTTGCTATGGATTCTATCGGAGTAAACTCAGGAAGAATGTACTCTTCTGGTAATTCTGGATTAACACAATTTAGACCCTACTATTGCACTGCAAATAATTCGACAAGTGCTTATGTATTTTTAAATGCGGAATTATAAAATGTATAAACTAATAAATCGTAACAACGAATTGTCATCTATTTTGCGTATTTCAGATAACGCATCAATTCCAATTAACCCTGACAACACAGACTACCAACAATACCTCAAATGGGTCGAGGAAGGCAACACACCACTACCCGCAGATGAAGGAGCAGCATAATGGCACTTACAGTCGTTCAATCAGGCGTAGGCGGTACAGGCTTGACAGCTTTAGGTCCAGCCTTTAATGCTAACGCAACCACAACACAGTCAATTGCAAGCGGAACATATACAAAAGTTACCCTTGGTACAGAAGTATTTGACACTAACAATAACTTTGCGTCTAGCACTTTTACGCCAACTGTCGCTGGATATTACATTATTACTGGAAGCGTAATAATTCAAAGTGCTGCGGCTGCGCTTGTTGCGTTAATTTATAAAAATGGATCGTCTGTTGCGCAAGGTACATCATATCCAGCCAGCGGGCAAATTAGCGCTACTGCAACAATTTCTTCTGTTATTTATTGCAATGGTTCAACTGACTACATTGATTTATATGCCTATCAAGGCACAGCAGGGTCTGTAACAATTGGAAGCGGATATTCAACTCAAATGACTGGCTGTTTATTAAGGGCTGCATAATGTACGATAAACTAATAAAACTATATCCACAACTAGCAAACTTTGATTTTTCTATTGGTGTAATTACGCTTCAAGATGACGGCAAAGGTGCATACATCAAAGAATGGAATCACCCTACACTAGCCCGACCTACAGAAGACCAGCTGAAATGAGCGACCTAATTGACAAGAACGAAGCAGCCCTATCTGCCCACGAGCAGATCTGTGAGATCCGCTACGAGGCCATCTGCGCCAGACTAAAGCGTCTGGAGACTATCCTCATTGGATCGGCTGGCTTTATCATCATCACCCTAATATCCATCGTACTCAAAATACACTGATGAATAATGGCAGACCCATTCGGAATAACAGAGGGCGCAAAGACCCTTGCAGCGAGTTTAGACTCCGCCCGTGAGGGATCACAACAACTAAGCAAGTCAATCGCAGACGTACAACAAGAGGCGGTTGACCTTGCAAACACAAGAGCCAAAGAGCGCAAGCGTGCCGCCAGAGAGGCGGAGTTCAAAAAAGAACACGCGCTCATCAAGGCACTAGAGCAGTGGAACCACAAGAAGCAAATCTCCGACCAAGAGGCAAAGCTCAAGATTGACTTTGTTAAAAAACATGGAGCCAAGGAGTGGGACGCTCTGCTTAGAATAAAACTAGACATAGAGAACATGGAAAGAAAAAACAATGAAGAGTTTCAACACGATCTTAAGGCAGTTAGAAGAGTTCAGTTCTATTGTTTTGCAGCGGCTGCGGTCATTGCGTGGTTTCTTACTTGGGGTATTAAATAATGTTCGGAATAGATGACATCATCGGCGTTGGGATGAAGTTAGTTGACAAACTAATTCCAGACCCAGCCCAAAAGGCACAAGCCCAGTTAGAGCTGGCCAAGCTCGCCCAAGACGGCAAGCTGGCAGACATCCAAGCCGACATGAATGAGCAGAATAATGTCTCTGATCGTTGGAAGGCTGACATGAGCTCTGACTCGTGGCTGTCTAAAAACATTCGACCCATGGCGCTTATAGCGATATTAGGGGGCTACTTTGTATTTGCGATGATGTCCGCCTTTGGACTCAACGCCAACGAGAGCTACGTTACCCTATTAGGTAACTGGGGCATGCTCGTCTTCGGGGCCTATTTTGGATCACGTAGCCTCGAGAAAATAACCGAAATTCGGAGTAAAAAATGACGCAACTATCCGTACACTTTACCCTAGACGAACTAACGCACACGGACCACCGTGAGTTCGACAACACACCCAACCCGCAAGAGACAGCCAACCTAATCCGTTTAGCTGGACTACTAGAAGATGTTAAGCTGCTATTAGGTGGAAAGCCTATTATGGTGAACAGCGCATTTCGTAGTAAGGCCGTGAATGATGCGGTTGGAAGCAAAGACTCCAGCCAACATAGGGTGGGCTGCGCTGCAGACATCCGTGTCCCTAACATGACGCCCGATGAGGTAGTGAGGGCAATAATTGCATCGGAGATTGGGTATGACCAAATTATTCGAGAATTTGACCGTTGGACACATATTAGTGTTCCTAATACTGCTGGCGGTAATCCTCGCCGACAGTCTCTAATCATCGACAAAACAGGCACAAGAGCATTTTCGTAATATAATTACGAAATAGGAGGTACCATGTACAAGATTATTACATCTTGTATCTGTACTGCCGCCATCGTTTTTGGGTCTGTGACCTACCCTCCGTTGGGTGATTGGCTAGTACAATACGAGAAGAAGTTTGAATGGGTGGCAATGTCCACCGTTGATTTAATTACTGGGTTTGAAGGATTTCGCACAAAAGCCTACCAAGATGTTAACGGCAAGTGGACAATTGGAGTAGGGCATTTAATACGCCCACAGGATCGTCATATGCTCCATAGGGAGCTTTCTGAGGCAGAGGTAATAGGGTTGCTACACCAAGACCTTAAAATGTGCTCAGATGCCCTAGAATCGGCTATAAAGGTCATGGTTAACAGAACCCAAGCTGACGCCTTACACAGCCTATGCCATAACATTGGGCCGGACAGAATGGTTCGCTCAGAGGTAGTCTACCACCTTAATCAAGGCGACACCCAAAAGGCGGCAGACGCCTTTATGAACTGGACAACCCCAGGTTTAAAAAAACGTAGACAAGCAGAACGAGCTTTGTTTTTAGCTAACGAGTAGGGGCGTAAACAACCCCATTTTTGCATAAGTAGTATTAGGAGTCTTTAAGGAAACCATATGAACGATTACAAACAAAACACCAAAATGAAGTCTGACATTCCTTGTTATAAGGAAGGCGGATCTGTCTATAAATCACGTCATTCCGAAAAAAGTGAAATGAAAGAAGACATCTCTAAAGACAAAAAGGTTGTTAAAAAAGCATTTGCTATGCACGACAAGCAAGAGCACCCCGGAGAAAAGACCGACCTATCCAAACTCAAAAAAGGTGGTCGTGCTAAAAAAGAATGTGGCACTGTTAAAAAGTACAAATGTGGTGGTGGTGTATTTGGTGCTAAGAAAACCAAAGAAGACATCAAGAATATGGATGATGCTAAAGACTGCAAACCAAAAATGTTAGCTGGTGGTGGTAGTGCTTTGAAAGATGTTGACGCTGAAGAAAATCCAGGTTTAGCTGAATTACCAACCAATGTACGTAACAAAATGGGGTACAAGCGCAATGGTGGAAAAGTCAAAAAGATGATGACTGGCGGAACCTGCTCATAATGCCATATAAATCAGAAGCTCAAAAGGGTGCCATGGGTGCTGCTGCAGCTGGTAAAAGCACACTAGGCATTCCTAAAAAAGTAGGTAAAGAGTTTATGAAAGCTGGTCCAGTATCTAAGAATTTACCTAAACAAGTAATGAAGCGTGCATCTGGCAGAGGTCGTTAAACAATGGCATATAGTGGCACATACAATCAGACTAAGGTCAATGTTGACCAGTTAATTTCCTATGCGTATCGTGACGCAGGGAAAACCTCGGAAGAGATGACACCAGAGTATGTGCAAGCTGGTAAGCAAGCACTGTTTTACATTCTCCAAAACTCAGCCAACCGTGGTATTAATATTTGGTTACAAGAGATTGTTGTATTGGGTGCACAGACAAACCAGCAAGTACTTCCTATGCCAGTCAACTGTGTTGATGTACTAGAGGCTAACTGGATTTACCTTGTTAACCCAGCAATTACTTCTGCACTTCCTACAAGTAATGCTAACGCCCCTGTGTTGTTTGATCAAGGTGCAAACGCAGACTTAGATCTATTTGCAACAACTACATTAGGCGCCAACTACTTTGGTGCGTCTTATTCTCAAGCAACAAGGTTATTTTACGTTGGATTTAATGCCTACGCCCCCGGTGGTAGTGCTACTTACAACCTTGACTTTCAAGTCAGCAACGACGGCGTTACATGGACTACTTGGGAATCATTCCCAACGGTTACATTAGCTGATCGTCAGTGGCAATACTACAATATCGACCCCACACAGGGGTTTAGCTACTACAGACTAAACAACCGTACTGGTGGCAGTACATATTCTCTTCGTGCTATTCAGTTTGCACAATCACAACAAGTGATCCCACTGGCACGACTCAATCGTACCGATTATTTCTCCCTGCCCAACAAACAATTCCCAAGTGAGCGTTCATTACAGTACTGGTTCAATCGTCAGATTGACCCAGAGATGTACCTATGGCCAGTTCCAAACAACAACTTCCAAGCATTCTCTTTAATTATAGAATGTCAACCACAAGATGTTGGTTCGTTGACTAACGAACTGTACATGCCAGATCGTGCCTTGAACTACTTCCAATCTGCACTATCACACAGACTAGCCATGCAGTTGCCTACTGTTGATATGGCTCGTGTTCAATACTTAGAAAAATTATCTTTGGACGCACGTCAACAATTTGAAGATGAAGATCGTGACAAGTCTCCGATCTACTTCCAACCCAACATCAGTTATTACACTAGATAATTAAATGCCTACAGCCTACATTCAGACGTATGACAATTTGGTTGCAGATGTTATCACCTATATGGAGCGTGATGACGCTGAGTTTGTAGCGCAGATTCCTAGCCTTATTGGCTTGGCTGAGTCTGCTATTGCTGCAGAGTTAAAAACACTGCTTCAATTGGTCGTCGTTACAACCACATTTACTTTAGGCGATCCAGTGCTTGTCAAGCCAACTCGCTGGAGAAAAACAATTTCCATGAAAGTCAACGGAGCGCCTGTAGTAATGCGCTCGCAAGATTATATTGGTCAGTACTTATCTGAATCAGATCCTGGCCAACCAAAATTCTATGCTGAGTATGACTATAACAACTGGAACTTTGCACCAGAGCCAGATCAAGCTTATCCCGTAGAAATTATTTACTACAGCTTGGTACAACCATTGGATTCAACAAACCAG